CCAAGGGCGGGCGTTACTAATGATGGGCTAGTAGCAAACACGGCAGCCCCACTTCCCGTTTCGTTGGTCAGAGCTGTCGCTAGTTGGGCAGAGGTGAAAGACCCTAATACAGCGGCGTTTCCCGTAGAGGTTATATGGCCTGTTAGGTTGGCGTTGGTGGTTACACTGCCTGCTGTTAAAGAGGCTGCTGTGCCAGTTAGGTTTGTAGCAACACCAGATGCGGGAGTTCCAAGAGCAGGAGTTACGAGTGTCGGAGAGGTATTAAACACCACCGATCCTGTTCCTGTCTCATCTGACATAACCCCTAAAAGCTGCAATGAAGTGGTCGCTGCAAACTGAGACAGTGGATCAGATGTTGACGCATCACCAGCCGCCGGAATTGCCTGCCACGTAGCCGCAGTACCAGACGTTGCTGTTAGTACTTGCCCCGATGTAGGTGCTGTTGCACCAGAAACAGAGACTGTTGTAGTGGCACTTTTAAGGGCATTAGACAACGTAGCTGTACCAGCCGTAAGATTAGCTGCTGTTCCAGTAGCATTAGTTAGTACAACCGCTGTGGGCGTACCAAGTGCAGGAGTTACTAGTGTTGGGGATGTAGCAAATACATTAGCCCCCGTGCCGGTTTCGTCCGTAAGAGCGGTTGCTAATTGAGCTGAGGAGAAAGACCCCAATACTGCTGCGTTACCTGTAGATGTTATATGCCCAGTTAAGTTAGCATTAGTAGTTACAGTACCAGACGTTAGGCTGGCAGCGGTTCCAGTGGCGTTTGTAAGCACAACTGATGTGGGTGTGCCAAGTAGAGGTGTTACTAGTGTTGGTGATGTTGCAAAGACCACTGCACCAGAGCCAGTTTCGTCAGACATAACGCCCTTGAGTTGAAGCGATGTTGTAGCAGCAAACTGAGACAGGTCAGTAAGTAATGCACCCTTGGTATCAAGCTGTGTTTGGATGTTGCTTGTTACACCGTCAGAGTAATTAAGTTCCGCTGCGGTACTTGTTACGCCATCAAGGATATTGAGTTCTGCAAAAGTAGAAGTTACGCCATCAAGGATATTAAGTTCCGCTGCGGTACTTGTTACGCCATCGAGGATATTAAGTTCCGCTGCGGTACTTGTAACACCATCAAGAATATTAAGTTCAGCAGCGGTAGAAGTAATGGCTGTACCTGCTAAATCTATAACATCTACATACGCTGTGCCGTCAACATATACATTACGCCATTGTTGACTTGCAGAACCTAGATCATAAGTATCATCTGTATTGGGTATAACAGAACTATTAACATCTGCTCCAAAAACTACATTATCAGTAGCTGCATCACCCAGTGTAAGTGTTCCACCATTAAACGTGGTTGTGCCTGTGACAGTTAGGTTTCCACCTACTGCTACGTTGCCTGTAGTTGTGATACTGTCTATAAAGGCATCTTTAAAATATTTACTACTTGTTCCTAAATCTAAGTCGCTGTCGGCGTTAGGTACTAATGCTCCGTCTTGTAGGACCATTTGTTTTGCAGCGGCACTAGCAACTTCTACATAGAACTCCCAAGTATTAGCTGTTGTCAAGACTTTATTTAAAAAATCTTGATCACCTATTGTATGTATATTACCGCCTTCGCCCGTTGTGCCATCATGTCTGTGTCCAGTAGTTGAACTAGAAGCATAAGAGAACGCAGTTAGAAGACGGTTAAATTCATCATTAAATAACGCAGCAGTAATTGTGTCTCCATCTGCCATGCTGCTTTGTCTTACATAACTTGTAGCCATTGTTGCTATCTCCTACCGGACGGTCTGTAATCTACATAAAAACCATTTATTGAATAAGGTGCTTTAGTGTCTTGACTGTATATTTTAAAAGCAATATTGTGTCCACTACCCTGTACTGCTTGTCTTGCCATAGGGTCTTGAGAAGCCCCAAATACTGCTGTACCAAAAATTCCTGTACCAAATACTGCGGGAGTTGGTATTGAATCTAATACATATAAAGGCGGTTGTGGCCTATCAGTGCTATCAAAATCATATGAAATCTTTAAAGTAGGTGCTATTGTGCCTTCAGGTGTAAAAGATATTTTTGTATAGTGTAATGCCTTTAATGTTCCTGCGTCCCCAAAATCTAAATTGGGTGTTTTGTATCTAGCATTTATATTTGTTTGTGTTCCTGCTGGATTAAAATCATTTCCTGTATTATGGTTATAAACATACCCCGCACTATCGCCGTGATATACTTTTTCTACATTTGAATAATTTAACCCTGATGCAAAGCCGTGTGCTTGTATGCCTATGGTTTCTGACCACTCAAAACCATTAGGAGTTATTGTACCAATTAATCCCTTAGATGTGCTAGTACTTCCTGTGGCTGCACTATAAAAAAATCTATATTGAGATTTACTTCTTAGTACTGCGCTGCTTATAGTATATGTGTCTACAGCACCTGCTATCTTTGACACTATAGACTGTATTTGTCGAGACACAGAGCCTAACTCTACGTCACCGATTCTTTCTGTACCTGCAACTAAACGAAAACCATCAGGACTCAAGAATAATAGATCACCGCCTATCTCTTGAATACTGTGTCCGTCTAAGCAACCTACGTTCTTGGTAATAGGCGTTATAGCTATAGTAGCGGAATCATTTATATTAGATAATTTATAAATACTATTTTTACAAAAGATAATCAAATCAGTACGGAAACTTTTTATTCCTACTACTTGATCGTCTAATGCAATACTGCCTGAACCTGCTGAAGTAAAATCATTTATATCACTTGTGCCGCTATAGTATATTGTATTAAGTGCTGTGGCTGCACCAGCAACTACTAAGTGTTTGTCGTGGACTACACAGTATTTAGGATAGACAGTACCAGTTACTGTAATCTCTTCATAAAAGAAAGTTCTATTGGTTAATGCGCCTGTGCCTGTCATCTTAAAAAGGGCAGGTTTAATACCAGAGCCTTTGTCAGTAATGACTACTTCTCCGTATATACTAGCGCCTTCAAATATAGCAAAAGTCGCTTGTCCTTGGCCTGTACGTGCTGCTGTGCTTCTGCCGGTAAATGCAGTATAGTTATCACCACCACTGGCTACACTGGCTTTATTTATTTGAAGCCAGCTTATTCCGTCTAGGCTAAAATAAATATTAGTTCCTGAACAAGCAATTACACCGTCTGCATAAACAAAAAGCCCTAATATAGCATTAGAGCTGTTGGGATTTGCAGCACTTCCGGCTCCAAACTGAGTATAGCCGTTTATCCTTCTATACCCACCATCAGGATCAACTTCAAAGTTTTCTAGTTCAGTAGCAAAGCCGGGCTGCTCTAACATCTGAAATTGATTTAGATTAGTATTTAAGCCACCTTGACAAGATAAACCAAATGCTTGCATAATTAAACGAACCTAATTCTATCATCAGACATATATGTAGGAGTTGAGTGTAGCAAATTTTCCCGCATACTCTTTAATCCTTTCTTATAATCATCTAAAGCAAACACTGCCATCTGAGGATTATCTTTAAATTGATGTGTGTAATATCTAGCCTTAGATAATAGGACAGTCTTATACATGTCAGGAAAAACAATTGCATCACCATGCGCGGCTAGTTGTGTTGGTAAGTCATACGCAAAAAACCAAACTTTATAGGCTTGGTCAGGTATTGGACTCAATCCAAATTTTCTAGAGTCAGGACTTCGGATAACATAGCGGGGCGTACCGCCTGTTGCTTGATCAGCGTCATCAGCATTTTCGTGTGTACGTCTAAAGTCTTTCCACTTTTCTGTAGTTATGTAAGTTAAGTTTCTAGAAACATAGGGTGCTGTTTCGCCACTAACACCTACAGTTGTTACATAAAAGTTGTTCCAGTCTATAGCACCATAGTCATCTACTGCACTAGAACTGGCTGCTTTTAATTCGTACCACCGAGTTGCTGCTACAGTTTCAACAGAAACATTCCCGTACATAGGATCAGTGGTTCCACTTTCTCCTGTAGCTAGGAAGGGCCACTGGGGTTCTTCATTTACTATATCTAAATATGCTCTATTTATACAATCTTTAGCGTGTGCCTGTATACCTATGGCAGCAGAGAAATTTGAAGACGTTAAAACAATTTCATTTAGCTCACGCAACAGTTCATTTGTTAACTCTAAGAAGGTAGTAGCCATAATTATTTATCTTTCTTTTTAAAAATTTTATCGTAGTTTTCATCGTACTTTTTCTTTCGGTCTTTTTCAAAGAAAGAGCCAGCAAGACCCAAAGTTTTACCTCTCTTTTTGGAAC